CTTTTGATATGGTCATGGTCATTATATTATATACCCTTTTTTATTAAAGTATCACTATTCGGACATTTTGATAATGTCGTCAAATTTTCTGCCTTCTCCCTTTGGATTACGACCATTTATTGTGGCAGGTCCATCAGACTGGTTGTTTATTCTTTCAGTATCCCTTGCTCTATTAGCATTTTCATTTGCTGCTTGATCTGGTTTAATTTGCAATGGCTCATTTCCACCAGGAATTTGTGGAAGACCAAGAAGTTCTCGACCTTCATTTGGAAGCATAACCTGTGTCTTAACAAGCCTTTCAATAATTTGAGACTGAGCAATCTCATCTGTAAGAGTAAGTTCTTTAAACTTAAACTCTAAAATATCTGTTTTTTCTTTAATAATTTTATTGATCATTTTTTCAAGGTTTCTTTGTGCTGGTCTTGCAACCTGCTCTTTAAATGTGCGATCTTGTGATAATGCTGCTGCTATTGCAGCAGAGTCAGATCCACCAATTTTAGAAAGAGGAACTTGGTGAGCAACAAGAATATCATCCCTATTCTGTTTTCTATATTCTTTAAATGATGCTTCCTGAATTCCGTTTTCTACTGGATCCATTTTAAACTCTACCTTATTAGTATCAGAGTCTCCTGGTAATGGAATATAAAGAGTTCTATGGTTCTGCCCCTTTAAACCTGTTTGTAAGAATCTAAACATCTTGTCTTCTGCTTCAGCAGATAACTTTGCACCCTTAAGAGTTACAACATATCTTGGAGTTGCTTTGTTCTGAAAATAGTCAATGTTGTATTGTGATGCAAGTTGGTCTCCATGTAGTGATCCAATTGCAGACATAATGTCTGGTACTCCGTAAAAAGTGTTTAGTGGTGAATATTCTTTGAAATGAATAATTTCATTTGGTCTTAGATCTGTTCCAAGTGGGTTTGCATTAGTTGCTCCAAAGTTACGAAAGTAAACAACTTTATTTGCAATAACTTGAACGAATCCATCACGAAGTCTGCGAACACGCATTGTTGTAGAAGGGATATGCCCAACATATCCAATCTCTCCACGAGTTGTTCTTCCAATCTCAATATAAGCATTTCCTGTTGATTGCAAATCAGTAAAAACTTTTTCCATAGTTGTTGTAAAAGAATCTTCATCGTTTAAAGACTCAAGCCAGTCAGTTAGTTCAATCTTTGCTCTTTCAATTCTTTTCCTTGCATTCTCAGAAGTCTTTGGCTCTGATGCTTCTAATTTAAGCATAGTTCTTTTTGAAACTTTAAAATCATAGCCAAGGCCAACAATATTTTCTACTTTTGCATCAATAGCAGCATGATTAGCAAATGATGTATCATAAAAACTTGCAAGTTCATAAAGATTCCATGGTGGAGTAATTACATCAAATAAACCATAAGCGTTATGAAAAATTACCCCTGGATTAATTTCTTTTGATCTTGCTCCATTAATTCCAGTGCTTTCTGCTCTTGAACTATCAATATAGGATTGTGATGCTTCTGTTTTTAAAATACGAGAAGTTCTTCTTTTAAAGTTAGCATCAAGTCCTTTGAGGTCTTTGATTGTATCCCAAGATTGATTAAAAGGATCTTGCTTTAAAAAAGTATCATCTTCTGGAAGAGGAGTATCTGTTTTTGCTCTAATAAAAAATTCTTTGTCTTCACTCATTAATCATCACTTCCATACTTTGCAATAGTATCTTTGGCTGCCTGTACTGCTCCAAGGTCATTCATAGAAGGAATTAGACCTTCTGCCATTCTTTGTTTTTGTTCCGAGTGTTCTTCTTCTGAAATTCTTGTTAGGCCTGGAACAAATATGCAGGTTCCATCTCCTTCATCCCCATAATATTTTGCAGCATCTTTTAATTTTGAAATCTGCAGAATATCACCCCTCATTGACTCAATATTTAATACTGAGCCATTTCCATCAGTAAACCATTTGCCATTAGCCTTTTTGTAAACATACAAACCCCAGTCATAGTGTTTTTCAATAATTTTTGCACGAGACTCACCCACTTGGCCTTTCATTCTTGGCAATATTTTCTTTTTTTTGCGTGGATCTTGTGTATTCATAACCATTAGTATACCATATTACACTGCATCTTGGGTAGAACTTTGCCAAGCAACTTCCATATCAAACAAATACCCATAAGAGTTTAATCTAAGTAACCTAGTATCATCTACAATAAATTTATTTGTTCCTACATAACTATTATAAATATCTGATGGGTCTACACCATAATATGAGGTAGTTGCTAAAACCAATACTCCCTGCCAGTTATAAGTTGGATTCCAGTATTCCCAATCTAAAGGCAGTGGTCCATTATATTTTACTTTAAACCATGGTCTTTCTGTAATATTTTGAACTTCTTGAAGATTGGTTGATTTATAATGTGAAACTAAATTAACTAGTATTGGTCCATTAATTTTAATTGATCCAACATAATTAGAAAAATCTAATAAACTAGAAAAAGAAATGCCAAGCATTCCCCATTCACGTATTGTTATGTTTGGCTCTTTTACAATATTTCCATTCCAGTAAAAACCAATACCATCTTCAATGGATCCAGTATTTGCATCTACGGCATATATTTTTGCTCGTTTGCCATTTGGATGACTTGCAACCATAAAGAATTTAAGAATTCTTCCTTTGCTTTCAATTTCAAAAATTTGTGTTGGAGAATAAGGGAAAAAATCTTGATCATACCTTAATGCTGCTTGCATTGCCATTACTTTATAGTTTGATGATTCACTAGAGTTGATTGGTATTGCGAGTCCACGATTTATTAATGGGTCATAAGATCCCTTAACTTGAATGCCAGAACTTCTAGTTAAATAAAGATATGGGGATGTGCCTTTGTATATTGTATATGGGTTTAACCCTTTATAGTCATAGTATATTCCAGATTTCTTATATGGATATATTGGAACGCCAAACCTTGTTCCTATTGGATTTGCTGAAGATTCATTATAGGCTTGCGATGCTAACTGAAGAGTTTTTATTTTGATTGGATTATTTAGGCTACCTAAAACTTTAAAGTCTAAACGAATTACAATATACAAATCATTAAAATCAATTCCTTTTGGTGGATATATTAGCATTCCATCAACAACTTCATACTTAGTATTCATAAAGGAATCATAGATTGGACTTCCGTCTTCTTTATACCCAACAACATAAGTTCCTGGTTCAATAATACCATTTTTATTTGCATTAACTGTAACAGTAAAATATGAGTCTACGTTTGTTGAAGAACTAGACAAATACTCAAATGTTATATATGATTTTACTAATGATGATGATGTATCATACGAATATGATTTAGAGGATTTATTTTTTAAATCTTGATAGTCTACGTACCCAGTATATAGGTGGTTATCTAAGGACTCATAAGTTCTTTGAATTGGATTTTCATACTGTGACTGTAGGTCTTTGTATTTCCAAGAACCAACCGTTTCCTTTTCTATATACTTTGACGGGGCTGGGTAGTTTAAATTGAATTGAATGAAATCTAGATCATAATAGGAGTCACCCCTTGAGTTAGTTACATACTGTGCAAAATGCCTAAGAGCAACCTTGTCTTCCCAGTATCCATCAACATCAATGTCTAAAACAAATTTATCAAAATAAACCTTTGGAGAAAGTGTATAACTTGCTACGTGGTCAATAAGTTGAACCGAAGAATAAGTTGATGCAAAGCCACCTTGCAGTATGTAGTCCCAGAAGTATTGACTTGCGCCTGAGTATTGTCCAGCGTCATAGTCTATGTAGGGTCCAAAAGTATCAAAAACATTCTCAAAGTCTGTTGGCACACCAAAATCATTAAACAATTCCCTAATTGATAAAAAGTTTCTCTCTGTAGCAAAACCAATCTTATAAATATTTCCAGTAAATGTTTTATCTAGTTCTTTATTTCCACCAGCATAAAGTTTTAGAGATCCACGATTACCAAAGAATGCTCTAGTGTTGTTTCCGTAATGCTCTGAAAACGTATCAATATCTATTCCAACCGTAAACTCTTCACCTATAATTGTAGTTACAGATGTGTAAATTATTTCTTGATTATCTCCAAATTTTAATTTATAATCAATAACCAGATCTGGCTTTAGTTCAATAGAAAAACTATTATTTGTTGATCTATCCTCTACTTTAAATAAGATTTGATTTGATATTGGTGTAGAAAGTATTTTAAATACACCATAAAAACACTTTACTGGATTATTTGTTATATTTAATTTATCAAAAGCAAGATATCCATTTGTAAAATTCCATTCTGAATTTGGTCTCATTCTTATATATAATTTATCTTCATTTGGTAACAACTTACAATCTTGATAGAACTGGCTTGATGTTTTGTTTGTAAAAAACATTTCTGGAAGAGAATAGTTAGGAGCAAAGAGTGAAGTTGAAGATGTTTCTAGATTATCAATAGATGCGTCTGACCATCTAACTAGATCTGGATATGAGTAATTTTTAGTATAGTCAGCAAAAGAATAATCTATAAACATAGAGGTTCCACTATAAGATGCATTAATATTTTCTGGTAACTCTACTCCCTGTCCATAAACAAATCTTCTTTTTGCTATCAAAGAAGGAACTTGATATGGATATATTGCTACACAATCTATCTCTATTGGAGACAAATCCTCATAAGCATAAAAACCTATCCAGTCTTGATCTTTTCCACTTTGATCATATTTATTTGGAAAAACAAGATTGTTTGTTATATAGTTTAAAGAAATTACTTGCTCCCCGTTTATTAAAAGATTTGCAGAGTTATTGGTTATTCTTATATGAACTAACATTGGCCTAGTCCATTCTCCAATGTAATGAGAAGAATGGTTATCACCTATTTTTAAAATAATGAAAGGCCCATCAGCATATATTCCGTCGGTTGAAGCAATTGGACCACAAATTCTTTTTTTATCTTTAGTATCTGAATTAATTCTCATCCACATTTCAAGAGTATACTCTTTAAACTTTCCTTCTTCATTTAAAAATCCATGGCCAGGAATAATTAATGAAGGTGCGCCTGAGTTTGGACTAATTATTGTTGTACCCTTAGAGCCATAGACCAAAGGTATTCCAGAATTTTTTGCAAGAAGTGCATTGTCTTTAATAAAATAATATCCAGGATTTTGTATTAGACCATAAGATTTTGCCTCAATTACATCTGATGAGGCTAGAGATATTGAAGATGGAAGTTGTTCTTTTGATATTCCTAAAGATGTTGAGTGAAAGTCTTCTGACCATTGGCCTACAGTAACACCATTAATTAAAAATTGATAATCTTCTGTTGATGTTGCTCCACCTACATATCTGATCTTAACTACAATTCTAAACGTAGTGTTTTCTAGTGGTATCTCAAATGTTTCTGCAACAAAAAACCAGTTTTGATATATCGAAGTATTATAGTTTTTAAGTTTTTGAATATTTTGACCTGTCATTGGGTCATAATATTCGTATCCTATTTCTATGTTTGATATGTAAGAACTTATTGAGTATAAATATGCTCCAACTGAAAATGTAGACATATAGGAGTTTAGTTCTGAAAAATTTAATATATCTTTACTTATGCAAACAACTTCACCAAAATCTTCTGAAGTAAGATCTCCAATAATTTTAGATACAGAACTATCTATAAATGGCTCATCAATTGATTGTGGATAAGAAGAAACTGTTCCGCCAGTTATACTCCATTTTGTTGAATCAGATAAAACTCTTTGGCTTTCTGTAAGCAAAGAAACATAGTCTGCTTTATCATCTAAAGCCCACAAAACAGTCGGATGCTCGGCAAATACTTTTTCTGCATATAGGTTTGAAGGAGTAGACATTATAAGTCTATTTTACCACAAAAGACTAGTTGTTTATTTTAATTTCACAGTAATCTGTGGTGCAGTACATCTCTCCTTGAGCCTCAAGGTTTTCTGCTCCGTCATAAATAGCAGCAAAATCAATGTGCTTTAGTTTACCGATATAGGATTCATACTGCTCTTGAGTAATTCCTGTATATGGTTGCTGTGGATAAACTGTATTTCCCATTGGAAGAAATGAAACAGCCTTTAGTTGTCCCTCATACATATTAAGTGCTGGAACAATATGCTTTGACTCTGTTTCCTTGTCAAATGACAATGTCACAGAAACTCCATTGTCAGACCAATACTTTTGAGCAGTTGCTGCAAGAGCAATCTTTTCAAACAATGTTACATCCTTTTCAGATCTTGTATGGCCTGACTTAATTGGGAAGTAAACTACTGATGTATTTGCTGATACAACATCGTCTTCAATTGTGTACCCTGCTGCTTTGAACAAATGAATCATTGGATCTGTATTTCCAAAACGAACGGCACGAAGGAAGAACTCTCCTCCAGG